TGACGAAGTAGCTGAGAATATAGATGAGGATGGTATCATAGGACTCTATAATCTATTGCTAGAGTTGAAGAAGACAAGACAAATATTCGTTATCACACACAACAAACACCTGAAGACATTATTAGATTCGTCTAAGCGTTTAACGGTGGAGAAAAAGAAAGGTATATCTAAAATATGGCACAAGTAAAATTATCCGAACTGGGACAAGAGATCTTTGATACGAGATACGCATACCCAGGAGAAACAAAGTGGGCTGAGAGAGCTAAGGTTATTGCTAGGTCTGTAGCTACTGCTGAAAAGGATGCGGATAAGGAGAAGACGGAGAAATTATTTTATGATATCGTTGGTAGTGGTGACTTCATTCCTGGTGGTAGAATTATTTATGGTGCAGGAAGAAAAGGTGGAAGCTACAATATGCTCAACTGCTATGTCATTGTACCTGAAGATACTGTAGCAAGTATAGGTAAGACCGTAGCAGATATGTACCAGATCTCCTGTGCTGGAGGAGGCATTGGTTTTAATGTCTCTAAGATTAGACCTAAGGGTGATGACATTGGTAATGTTGCTAACTCTGCTCCTGGATCTGTCTCTGTACTTAAAATGATCAATGAGATTGGTCATCATGTTAGAGCAGGTAAGAACCGTCGAACTGCTCTCATGGGTATACTTAATGTAACACATCCAGATTTAATGGATTTTCTTCATGTAAAGCTGGACAAAGGTGAGCTAAATAACTTTAACATTTCAGTTGCTATCACTAATAGATTTCTGGAAGCTGTAGAGTTAGATGAGGACTGGTACTTTACATTTAATAACAAGAAGTATCATCCCTATGTATTAGCCAGAGTTAACGAACAGCAACCAGAAGTGTATGAAGAGATTAGGATCACTGGTCTTGATAAAAAAGATGCTATAGCCAGAGCTAAGAACTTTTACCAAAAGCATTGGAAGGATGAGTTTAAATATGTGGGAGAAGGACAAATCAAAGCAAGGGATATTTGGAAGACTATTTGGGAAAATGCTGTCGAGTCTGGAGACCCTGGTGTTTACAATATTGATCTTGCCAATAGCTTCACTAATGTGTCTTATTTTGAATCCCTCGACTCCACAAATCCATGCGGAGAAATATCTTTACCAAGCTACGGTAATTGCTGCCTTGGGAATGTTAACCTATCTAATATGGTCCTCGATGATGGATCTGATGTAGACTGGAAACGATTAGCTAAATCTGTTAGGGGTGGCATAAGGTTCCTAGATAATGTACTGTCTATTAACAAGTTTCCTGTTAGTGATTGTAAAGAGGTAGCAGATAGGTCTAGAAGAGTTGGTCTGGGTGTAACTGGCTTACATTATATGCTTATTAAGTTAGGTATTAGGTATGGAAGTGAGAAGTGCTTGGAGTTCTTAGAAAGATTGTTTGCTACCATTAGAGATGAGGCGTATAAGCAGTCGGTTTACTTGTCAAGAGATAAGGCTCCTTTTGCTGCCTTCGATAGAGAACAATATTTAAATGAAGAATTTGCGAAGACACTTCCAGCGAGGATTAGGATGCTTATTAAACGGTATGGAATTCGTAATGCTGTCATGCTTACTATCCCTCCTTGTGGGACTATATCTATGCTTATGGGGGTTAGTAGTGGTATCGAGCCTATTTTTTCAGCTATGTACCTTCGTCGGTATAGACAAGGTAGTGTTTGGAAAGAAAAACTAGTGGTTGATCCTCTTTTTGAGCAGTACCATAACGAAGGTATGGATACTTCTAAATTCATTGGAGCTTATGACATTAGTAGTGATGAGCATCTAGCAGTTCAGGCTACCATTCAGAGGTATATTGATTCCTGCATCAGTAAAACTATTAATTTGCCCAGTACAATGGATGCTAAAGAGGTGATGGATACAGCCTTTGTATACATGCCCTATCTGAAGGGCATGACGATCTACAGAGCGTCCTCTAAGGAGAATGAACCCCTTGTGGCGATACCTACTACCCCTGAGAATATAGTCCAGTACATGGGCTCTCAGGACGAGGTAGGGGTAGGTGTAGGAGATGCTTGTAGTTTAGCTGGGGGTGCTTGTGGTGCCTGATTACGAATTTATATGTCATCCCTGCAAGCTAGTATGGGATAAGGAATACTCGATGAAGAATGCTCCAGCTAGGAGCAGATGCCCCGAGTGCAATAAACTTTCTCATCAAAACTGGAGTAACAAACAGACTGCTGTTCATTTCAAGGGAGAATGTCATACTAACAAAAGATTAGCAGAAAAAACTTATACTAATGATTTTGAGCTTGAAAGGCTAGGTAGAGCTTTAGTAGATAAGACTAAGGAATCTGTGAATGAATCTAGTACAGAGGAGTTCTACACTAGATATGTTCCTAATGAAAACTTTCAGAAGCATTACGGTGGGAGGAAAATAGAAGGCAGAGAATTAGAAGAAAGAAAGAGGAGGGCTGCTAGTATAGGTAGGACTGTAGATGCCCTAGGCTCTTACCACAAACACCAACCAAGACGCAACGAACCACGATCAAAGAAATAATGGCTTACAACTTTAGTGAAAATGTACAACGAGGTATCCTCTACCTCGCCAAGTACAACAAAGACTTTTTCTCTCAAATTACTCCTCTGGTAAAGCCAGAGTATTTTGAGTTCCCTATCCATGCAACCATCTACAACTCTATTGTAGACTTCCATGCTAAGTACCAGAAAATACCCTGTGATGATTTCATTCTAGAGGTATGTAAGAAGAAGAAAAGCAGTAGAGAGAACACTTCGGACTATACAGATGAAATTACTCTCATCAATAGGATGGACACCTCTTCTATCGGTAGTGAAGACTTTTTCTTGGATGAGATTGAAAACTTTGCTCGTAAGGAGGCAATGAAGGATGCTATTACCCAGTCCATCGGGTACATACAGAACGATAACTACGAGCAAGTAGAGGAGGCAGTTAGGGCTGCCCTGACAGTTAACAGGAATGTTGATCTAGGTCAGAACTACTTCGATTCTGTTACTGCTCGTTGGGTAAGGACTCTTGATCGTAATAATGAAGATCGTTACCGCACTATCCTGCCCACTCTAAATAGAGAGCTTGAGGGTGGACTGTCTGCCAAGGAATTGGCTATGGTAGTTGCTCCTCCTGGGGTGGGTAAATCTTTGTTCTTGGTCAATCAGGGAGTACACTCTTTGATGGAGGGGCGTAAAGTTTTATATGTATCTCTTGAAATGAGTGAGGACAAGATTGCCCAGAGGTTCGACTCAGTTATGACCCTAATTAACCAGAGGAATCTTCCCAGCAAGCAACAGGTTCTTATGGAGAGGCTAGATGTTTTTAAAGATAAATTCCCTGGTGGTAACCTAATCATTAAAGAATTCCCTACAGGGATTGCTTCAGTTTCTACTATCCGATCCCTCCTCTCTCAACTAAAGAACTTTGAGGGCTTCATTCCTGACCTACTCATTGTGGATTACCTAGAGCTTCTAGGGTCCAACCGAGAGGGTCCTGAGTACCAAGTCCAAGAGTTGCTTGCGCGTGAGCTTAGAGGGCTTGCTGTGGAGCATAAGATGCTTGTGTGGACTGCCACCCAGACCAACAGGCAAGGAGCCCGAGTTAATATTATTACAGACGCAGAACTAGGTGATTCCTATGGAAAGTTTAGGACTGTAGACTACGCAGTATCCCTTAATCAGTCTGAAGAGGAGTTTGATGAGGATAGAATGCGGTGTTATGTAATGAAATCCAGAAATGGTAAAACTAGATTTGTAACTGGTGTTTCAATCGACTATAATACTTTAAGTATGTCAGAACTCTCTACCAACGACTATAGCAATGACGAAAGCACCTGATTTATTACGATTCTACGAAGACCTGGATTTACCTACATATCATGAGCTTGCCCAAAGACTGGCAAGTATTAATCAAAATGATATTGTGGGGGAGTTAAGTAGACAAGCAGCAGTATACGCATCCTATGCGGGACTACTTCAATACGCAAAAAAAGAGGTGAGTTTTCTACAGATAGAGTTGAATCAGTGCGTAACGGCTGCTAGTATACGGGTACGGAAAGAGTACGAAGATAAAGGTATGAAAGCCACCGTGGCTGTAGTGGAGACCTTTGTTAGCTCTGACGAATCGTGTACGGAAATGACAAGACAACTAGCTACTCTTAGTGAAAAAGAAGGACTCCTTAAAGGTCTTTTACAATCCCTCTCTCAACGGAAGGATTGTCTTATTCAGCTAAGTAGCAACCAACGAAATGAAATGCAGATGCATTCATAACCAATTAACTAAGTAAATAACTAACGGAGAAAACTATGACAATGGACTTTGATAAGATTCGGGAACAATACGCTAAGATGGAGGATGCTATTACCAAGTCCATTGGGTTTATTCAGAATGATAACTACGAGCAGGTAGAAGAGGCAGTTAGGGCT